CTTTTGTCTTTTTCCCCAAAAACAGCCAGTACAGACCACGAACTCCCCCGATCCCGCTCAGATGGAAAGTAATGCCTGCCACTAAAAGCCGAACTAAAAAACCTTTGCTGGGGGCTTTGCAGCCGCGCCTTCATACGCCTTGGATTAAAGGCCCTACACGCGGCGGTGAGATAAAAGAGCTTGCAGAAAGGATCGGGCAACCCCTACTCCCTTGGCAAGAGCTAATACTTAACGATATGTGCGCCATAGACCAAAATGGGATGTTTATTAAGAAGTCCAGCCTATTTTGCTGCGCTAGACAGTCCGGTAAATCTCATATGATGCGTATGCGCGTATTGGCGGGGCTATTTTGCTTTGGCGAGCAGAATATTTTGATTATGTCTTCACAGCGAAAGATGGCTATTAGATCGTTAGAGATTATTGCCAATATTATTGACCGTAACGAATTCTTACGCGTACAAGTACTTGGCGGTGATATTCAAAAGGCTTGGCGCAAAACTAACGGTAACGAGCGGATTATCTTGGAGTCAGGTGCGCAGGTTGAAGTAGTAGCGGCGAATTCTGACTCCAGCCGCGGCCTCACGGCCGACTGCTTATGGATTGACGAATTACGCGAGGTAAATGAGGCAGCGATGGATGCCAGTAAGTCCACAACCCTTACACGGCCTAACTCGCAGCGCTTTTACACTTCCAATGCCGGTACGGTGGAGTCAGAAGTGCTTAATTTAATGCGTGAGCGTAGTTTAGTCAGGCCACCTAGATCGCTTGGGTTCTACGAGTACAGCGCACCGGAGCATTGTGATATTTGGGATCGTAAGGCTTGGGCCTTGGCTAACCCTTCACTTGGTATCTTAATTAGCGAAGAAGCTGTAGAAGAAACTATTGCTACTTCTACGGTGGTCGCAGCTCGTACCGAGACTTTATGCCAATGGGTAAATACCGGACTTACTTCTCCTTGGACACCTGGCAGCTGGGAAGATTTGGCAGATGCCGATATGCAGATGTATCCAGGCTTGCCTACGATGTTTGCCTACGATGTAGACCCACACACCCGCCGCTCGGCCTCATTAGTTGCAGGATCGCTACTCCCCGATGGCCGTATTGGCTTACAGCTGCTAAAAACTTGGAGTTCGCTAGTGGCAGTAGATGAATTACAAATAGCTGTAGATATTAAAGAAAAAGCCGATAAGTGGCATCCGCGTTTGGTGCTGCACGATAGCTATACAACAGCTGCCATAGCTGACCGTTTAAAAAACTCAGGTTTGGCGATAGAAGCCTGTGTCGGAGCGCAATTTTATACCGCTTGCTCCACGTTCAAAGATGCCATAGATAACAAGCGACTAGTGCATAGCCCCGATCCAAGTCAGGCCGAACTTACGGCCCAGATGTTAAATGTCGCTAGCTCTAGCCGAGATAACGGCTGGCGAATAGTCCGAAAGAAAAGCATAGGCGGCTCTGTAGCTGCTCCTATTGCTATGGCGATGCTAGTAAGCCAGCTGACTCGGCCCGTAAGTGAGGCTAAGGTCTACAGTTAGACACGCCGACACGCTCCCCGAATATGCTTGACTTACTGAAAAAATCCTATCTATGGGATTACTGCAAACACTTGGCCTAAGAGCTAAAGATAACGTTGTTGAGGCACAGTATTCCCCTGCCATTATGGATGGCGGCTATGGCGCTGGGATGTATAGCTATAACACCGGCTTTGGAGCAGGTTACGGCGCTGGCTATATGGATCGTAATACTGCGCTCCAAGTTGCATCCGTATCACGTTGCCGTAATTTAATTTGCGGTGTTATTTCAAGTATTGATTTAGAACTTTATAATAAAAAGTCCGGTAAAGAACTAGAAAGCCCACTATGGCTAGAACAGCCAGATATTCGTATGCCGCGTAGCGTATTGATTAGCGCCACGGTTGATGCGCTCCTCTTTTATGGTACAAGTTATTGGCGGGTCACTTCTTTATATTCTGATGACCTGCGCCCTAGCGGTTTTGAGTTTATCCAAAACACACGCGTTACGGTTACTACAAACCAATTTGGTACAGAAGTTGAGTACTACACGATTAACGGTGAGCCAGTACCTATGTCCGGTATCGGATCGCTAGTTACTTTCCAAAGTTTATTACCCGGAGTACTTGCTACCGGTGCGCGTACTTTTCAAGCGGCGTTAGATATTCAAAAGGCCGCAGCCGTTGCAGCTGCTACTCCGATGGCTACCACAATTATTAAAAATAACGGTGCAGATTTACCCGAGGCACAAATCCAAGGCATATTGGCCGCTTGGAAGGCCGCTCGTAGTTCGCGTTCAACGGCGTATCTTACTTCCACTTTAGAAGCGCAAAATCTTGGCTTTTCACCGAAGGAAATGGCTTACGCGGAAGCCTCACAATACTTAGCTACAGAAGTAGCTCGCACAATGAACGTACCGGCTTATTTGATAAGTGCCGATATGAATAACAGTATGACTTACCAAAATATTTTAGATGGCCGTAAAGAGTTTGTTGCTTATTCATTACAGCCATACATAAGCGCTATTGAAAATCGCCTAAGTCTTGATGACGTCACCCGGCACGGAAATATTATCCGCTTTGCGATAGACGAAACATTTTTACGTGCAGACACAATGACCCGATTAACAGCGCTAGAAAAAATGCTTAATCTTGGACTAATTACAAAAGAGCAAGCAATAGCAGATGAACAGTTAGCACCTAATGGAGCAGGAGAAAATACAAATGATATTAACCTTTAGTAGCGTAATTGAAGCTAGTAACTCAGATACGCGAGTTATCGCTGGCAAGATCGCACCTTATGCCGAAGTAGGTAATACATCGGCTGGCAAAGTGGTATTTAAAGAAGGTTCTATTTCTGTACCTAACGTAGACAAAGTAAAGCTGCTTATGTCGCACGATAATACAAAGCCAATTGGGCGTATGACTTCTATGGAGTCAAACAGCGCCGGACTATTTGCAAGTTTTAAGATTTCAAGCTCTACACGCGGTACAGATGCAATTTTATTGGCGCAGGAGAAACTTATGGATGGCCTATCCGTTGGGGTTGAAGTAACAGCCTCTAAGCCCCATAAAGACGGTTATCTCCTAGTTACGGCGGCTGTACTCCGCGAAGTCTCATTAGTTGAGTCTGCGGCCTTTCAGTCAGCCGCCGTATCAAAAATTGCTGCTAGCGAAAGCGACACAGACGATGAAACAAACCCTACAACCAACGAAAGCGAGGCCGCTGTGTCCACAGCCCCCGAAACAACAACCGTGGAAGAAGTTGAGGAAGCGGCTGCACCTATTGAGGCAGCTCGCAAAATCATCCGACCATCGGTGCTAGATAGCCAGACAGTTCGCACACCTATTGTATCTATGGCAACTTACACAGAGCATAAGATTAAAGCTGCACTTGGTAGCGATGACTCAAAGCTATATGTAACGGCTGCAGATGATAGTTTTTCTACTAACCCTGCCTTTAATCCAACACAGTATCTAAGCGAGTTTGCTACTAACACACGCTTTGGTACACCAGCTATTGATGCTTGCTCACAGGGAACGTTACCTGCTAGCGGCCTTACTATTTCAGTACCTTCTTTGGTTACCTCAGCTGGTGGCCAGTCCGGTACTGCACCAACAGTTACAGTTGAAGCCGAAGGTGGCGCAGTTGATAACACAGGTATGGTTACTCAATACCTAACAGGTACAGTAAGCAAATACTCAGGTATGAACACTATTAGCATTGAATTGCTAGAGCGTTCAGACCCAAACTTCTATGCTGAACTTACTCAACAGCTACAAAATGCCTACCTAAAGACTATTGATACAACAGTCTTGGCAGCTTTGATTACAGCTGGCCAGCAAGGTGCTACACAAGCAGCTACATCTAACGGCATTATCGCTTACGCAGCCGATGCAGCTCAAAAGGTTTACACAGCCACCGGTTACTTTGCTAATAACTACATCGCTAACCCTTCACAATGGCAGCTACTAATGGGAAGCGTGGACAGTACAAATCGTCCAATCTATAACGCATCTCAGCCAATGAACGCAGGCGGTCTAGTACAACCTGGTTCTATCCGCGGTAACGTGCTTGGTCTTGATCTTTATGTAGATAAGAACTTTGCAGTTACTACAAATATTGATGACTCAGCTGTGATCCTTGCACCTGAAGCCTTTACCGTTTACCGCTCACCTCAGGCATATATGTCTGTAAATGTAGTTTCAAATCTACAAGTACAGGTAGCGATCTACGGCTATATGGCCACTATCGCCAAGATGCCTAATGGAATTGTGCGCTTTAACTTAACCTGATAAATCCCTAATAGTCGGTGGGCGATTAGCCCTTTCGCTCACCGACCCCCTTAGAAAGGAGTACAACGTGGTAGCAAGTTTTGTGACGATGCTAGAATTGCGCACAAATTTGGGAATTGGCACTTTGTACTCCGACGCAACGGTAGAAGAGTGTTGCCAAGCTGCAGAAGATCAGATCAACGCCTTCTTATGGTTTGACTCTGCGCCGGTGGTGGGAACTTCACTTTCATCTAACGTCGCAAGTGTGGTGCTGGCTAACCCTGGCTTATTTACCGTCGGACAGTCGGTAACTATCGCTGGGGCTGGCAGTACTTTTAATGGCGCTTATACAATTACCGGCACGATCCCCTGGTCTACTGGCACAACTTTTGGCATAAATACTTATATGTATGGCTGGCTAGCCTCACGTTATCCAAACGGTTTAAGCATCGTTCAATATGCTAAAACTGCTAGCGATCAAAACTTTAGACGTGTTATGCCTAGCGGCTCAGCTGTAGGTACAGATACTAAAACTACTGCTTATGCCTCTAATGCAAGTGTTAGAGAAGCAGCGATGATTATGGCCGTAGATATCTGGCAAGCTCGCCAAGTCTCACAAACAGGCGGCGTAAGTACAGACGTATTCAGTCCAAGCCCTTACCGTATGGGTAACACAATGATCGGCAAGATACGCGGGCTACTAGCTCCGTATATGAACCCAGCATCAATGGTGGGTTGAAATGGCATCTGCGATTACAACCCTGCGATCTAGTATCGCCGCAGTTTTAGATAACCCAGGAGTTTGGTCTACCTTCTCATACCCGCCCGCAACCGTATTAGCTAACTCGGTAATCGTTGCACCCGCTGACGGTGATTACATAGTGCCTGCTAATAACACTAATAACCAAGCCAATATTTTACCTATGGCTAATCTAAAAATTGTATGTACCGTGCCTGCCTTTGATAACCAAGGCAACTTAGCCGGTATTGAGGATTTTATGGTGGCAGTCTTTAACAAACTAGCGGCCTACAGCTCCCCTATTAACTTAGGCAGCGTAACCGCGCCCGTGGTCTTTACCGGACAATCAGGCGATCTCTTATCGTTCACGATCAACATCTCAACACTAACGCAATGGAGCTAACAATGGCAGACAAATATCCAACCGATGCAGATATAGAGGTACTAAAAAAACTCGGTCTGCCAGTACCAGGGGCTACAACTACTAAGAAGGATGAGGAATAACAATGGCAATTTATCTAGATAATAACGTTGGCCTGAAAATTGCCACCGTTGATCTTTCAGCTTATGTAACAAGTATCAGCCTTACACAAACCTTTGATGAAGTAGAAACTACTGCTATGTCCACTAGCACTAGCGCTTCACACACCTTTGCTAAAGGTTTAGAGGCCAGCACCTTAACCGTGGACTTCCTAAATGACTGGGCCGCTTCTCAGGTACAGGCAACCTTGCAAGCTGCTTACGGCACAACCGTTACAGCTTTGATCGTGCCAGTAAAGAGCGCTTCAACAGTTATCAGCGCAACTAATCCGCTCTACACAGTATCAATCTTGATTAACAACCTAACCCCTGTAGGCAGCCCAGGTACGCCTTCAGATTATGCCCGTAGCTCTATGACCTTTACGTGTAACTCATCCGTTGCATACGCAACAAGTGGAACCTGGTAGGTATAACTAATGGCACGGCTAAAGATCACAAGGGCTACCGGCGAAACTATTGTAAGTATTACGCCGGTGGTTGAAGTCGCGTTTGAAAAATATTGCGGACAGGGCCTCTATAAGCAGTTGCGCGAGCAAGAAAAAAATAGCGATCTATATTTTTTGGCTCACAATGCGTTAATGCGTACAGAAGTTATCCCACCGTTTGGCGATGACTTTCTAAAAGATTTAATCTCGGTAGAAGTATTAGAGGATGAAAGCCCAAAAGGATAGATCGGGGTTCGTTTACCTACTTAGTGGCATCGCTAGCCGTTGAGTTAAAAATTAGCCCCGATCAAGTCTTACTAATGGATGAAGTGATGTTTAAGGCAGTACTACAGGTTTTAAGCGATAGAGCAAAGGAGCGTGAACGTGCCAGTAGACATAACAGGACTAGGCGACACGCTTAAAGCGATGAAAGATTTTGACGATAATTTATACAAAGGTATGAATAAACAAATAAAAGGGGCGATGATCCCTATTCGCGATAAAGCTAGAGCTTACGCACCGGCCAATAGTGAAATGTTTAGCGGCTGGACTAAAAAGCCAAGTTCAACAGAGACTATAAAATATCGCGCTTTTCCTGCCTACGATCAAGCCGAAACACGTTTAAATATTATCTATCGGCCAGGCAAGAATAAGCGTAACAAGGGCACTAGCTTTAACGTTAGTTATTACGTAGCTAATACTAAAAGCCCAGGTGGAGCTATCTACGAAACCGCAGGCCGTTTATCTGGCCGCGCTGGCAACGTGGGAGACAGTCTTAACCCTAAAGCAAGCCAACAATTTATAGCTAAATTGGATGTAGATAAACTTTTTGGCAAAAGCCGAAATATGCAAGGCCGCTTAATTTACAGGGCTTGGGCCGAGGATAATGGCCGCGCGTACCACGCTGTTAATCTAGCCATAAGTACTGCCGTAAAAACTTTTAACGCAACCAACACCACCGACAAATACTCTTTGGCCGCATAATGGCTGGATTAATAGTCTCAGCCGTTGCTAAATGGAACGGCACAGCTCTTAAAAAAGGCCGTAAGGATTTATACGCTTTTGAAAAAGCAGCGCACAGTTTGGGTAAAACTTTTCTTCAAGTCTTTGCAGCTCAAAAGATTTATCAGTTTGGTAAAGCTAGCGTTAAGGCTTTTGCAGCCGATGAAAAAGCAGCCAAGTCTTTAGAGGTAGCGCTTAAAAATACCGGTAACAGCTTTGCCACTATTGCCACCGAAGGCTTTATATCTCGGATGCAGCAAACCTATAAAGTCCTTGATGATGAGCTTAGGCCCGCGTTTCAGACCCTATTAACTGCCACTTCGTCATTGACTGCAAGTCAGCAAGGTTTAGAACTTGCACTTAACGTATCTAAAGGAACTGGAAAAGACGTACAAACCGTTGCACTAGCTTTGGCCAAGGCTTACAGCGGGCAGACTACCGCTCTTAGTAAATTGGGCGCTGGTATTAGCTCGGCCACAATTAAAAGCGGGGATATGAAAAAAATCCTTGCCGAATTAACGGCTAAGTTTCAAGGCCAAGCGCTAGCTGCAACTAAAACTTATCAAGGTCAAATGGATGCTTTAGCTGTGTCGGCTCAAAACGTTAAAGAAATTATAGGTAAAGGTTTGCTAGATAGCCTTTCAGCTTTGGGTGGCAATAATGGAATAGCTACCGCAACTGCCGAAATGGAAAAGTTTGCACAAAGTACATCTGATGCCTTGCTTGGACTTAGTACTCTATTTAAAAACTTTAAAGAGTCAGATGTTGGTTTTGCGCTGTCTGTAGCCTTTGGCGCTTTTATGAACAGCGGCATACTCGCTTCCATAGGTAAAAAAGAGCGAGCTAAAAATCAACCTATTAGCGCTACATCCCAATACTTCACGGTGGAAACAGCCGAGCGAGCTAAGTTAATTGAAACTATAAAAAAGGGTAATGCGGCAGAAAAGGCTAAAGCTAAATTAACTATGGCTGAGTTAGATGCTAAAAAGAAGTCCAGCGAGCTAGATGAGCTAAAAAAGAAGTTTGATGTAAACCGGATTAACTTAGAGACTGCCCTACTTAACTCTAAGGATGATGCAGAAAAGGCCCGTATCCGATCCTTACTAACTATTATGGATGATGATGCTAACTCAGCGGCCAAGCGCTTGGCCGAGCTTGATGCGGCCAACGCTGCCAAGATGAAGGCTGAGACAGCCGCCGCCGATAACTTAAAATACCTAGCGCAGGAAGCTAACAGAGCCGCCCTTGGCCTTGCTTCAATAGGTAATCCTAAAGGCAGCTACGGCTATACAGCTGCTAACCCATCCTTTGTATTTGGCGCTGGCAATATGCCTAGCTTGCCTAGTGATATGAGTAATGCAGGCGATGTAAATGCGCCTATAGATTACGGCTATACAGCCGCTAGTCCATCCTTTACATATAGCCCACCTCAAACTAACTACATAACTATAGAAGCGCCTAATGGCAGCGAAGAATATTTAACCGATGCTGTAAAGCGAGCTATGCAAAAGCTAAACCGCTATGGCGATAGCACTACTTTTGCAGGGGCTTTGTAATGGCTATTCCAGTAATTAACGTCATCATTAACTTCAGCACCGGACCAAGTTTTGCGATGCCTATGGTGCTAGGTACTGGCGTACTTGGCACTAATGCTTTAGCCGATGCCGCAGTTATTACAGCCGATGTATCAGACCAAGTAAGTGCTATCTCAATTAAGCGAGGCCGCTCGGCTGAGTCTGACCAATTCCAAACAGGCACACTTACTCTTAAAATTGTAGATGTAAATGGCGACTTCAACAGCCAGAACGTCAGCGGGCCTTACTATGGTCTTTTAAATCCAATGCGTAAGGTGCAGATAACAGCTACATATAACAATGTTACCTATCCGATCTTTGCAGGCTTTATTACTAGCTATAACACCACTACCCCACAATTTACAGGCGATGTATCCTTTACAACTATTACGGCTGTAGATGCCTTTAGATTGGCTCAAAATGCCCAAATTTCAACGGTTACAGGTGCAACCGCAGGCCAGTTAAGCGGAGCGCGTATAGGCAAGATATTAGATCAGATCACTTGGCCAACGGCCCAAAGGCAAATAGATGTCGGTCAGACCACTATGCAGGTTGATCCTGGCACGGCCCGCACCGCCCTTGGCGCTATGCAGACCGTAGAGCTATCAGAGTATGGCGCGCTTTACGTTGATGCCTATGGCAACTTTGTATTTAAAGACCGTAAGACTGCCACTAATAGCGTAAACCAAACCGCCGTGAGCTTCACCGATGATGGCAGCGGTATCGCGTATAACAATGCTGTGTGGATATTTAACGATGCCTTGGTCTATAACAAAGCCGACATAACTCGGACAGGTGGCACTACCCAAAATGCCACTAATACTGCCAGCGTGGATAAATACTTCCTGCATAGCTATAACCAACAAAATCTTATGATGGAGACCGACACGGTAGCCCTGGACTATGCCCGTGCCTATGTAGCTTCTAGGGCCGAAACCACCGTGCGTTGCGATGCAATTACCTTGGATTTATATACAGAAAACTACACAGCGGGCACGGTTGCAGCTCTTAACCTAGATTACTTTGATCCGGTAACGATCACCACCACCCAGCCTGCAGCTGTAGGTACATCTACTCTTTCAAAGACTTTACAGGTATTTGGCGTAGCGATGGAGATAAAACTAAATAGCTGGAAAGTTACGTTTACTACTTTAGAGCCGATAATAGACGGCTTTATTTTAAATTCTAGTTTG